CGTCAAGGTAAAACACTAACAAAAGACCAAGTAACGGCAATCGCAACCAAAATTGCAGAACTTGAAAAAGCTAAAAAACTTCAAGCTGAAGCTACCGCTCTGTTGCGTATGGAAACAGAATTATTTGATAGTCTTGCTAGTAATGTAGCCAGCGCATTTAATAGCGCAATAACTTCTGCCGTTCAAGGTACAGAAGACCTCGGCGCGGCTTTGCAAAACATAGGTGCTCAGTTGCTTGGAACCATCGGAAACATGCTGATTATGTACGGCATTGCCCAAGCACTCGGTGCTGCAGGCGGTGGTGTAGGCAATCCCGAAGGCATCCTCAGTTTCTTGGCCAGAGGCTTTGGCTTTGGAAAAGCCGCCGAAGGTGCTTACTGGCAAGGAGGATTCCAAGCCTTTGCCGACGGCGGGATGGTCAACCGCCCCACCATGGGTCTCGTGGGCGAAGGTGGCGAAGCCGAATACATCATTCCCGCCAGCAAAATGCGTGGCGCCATGGCACGGTACGCCTCCGGTGCCCGTGGATCTGCCGTCATCCCAAGCGGCGGTGATACTGGTGGCGACATGGGCGGCGTTGCAGTTGCCAGCGGCGCAACAGTGGATGTTCGCTACACCGTGGAGCGCATCAACAGCGTGGATTACGTGACCGCCGACCAATTCCAGCGCGGCATGGCACAAGCTGCCCAACAAGGCGCTAATCAAGGCGAACAACGCGCATTGCGGGCACTACAAAACAACCGTTCAACCCGTAGCCGCCTAGGTCTCCGCTGATGGAATTACGCATTGCCCAATACCTCGGACTCCGCAAGCCAATCGTTGGCACACGATTTTATTTTCAAAACTACTATCTGAACAAAACTGCATCACTGACAATTCCGTTCGACAGCGGAGAAATTGAACAAGCTCACGATTTTTTACCCTTTGGGTTTTCTGGCATTTCAACCGATCGTCAAGGTGATCTAAAGGAAGCCACATTAGTGTTTCCAAATAACGAATTAAGTCGCGCCTGGATTAACACAGTAGTCAAAGACCGTTGGTTTGCCACTGTCCGCACGATCATCCCGACTGATGACACCACGCCATCATCCGCCAAGTCACAAATCCTGTTCACATACATCGGCGTGATCACAACCGCTAGCTGGAACGAAGCTGTGGTGACGGTCACGGTCAGTTCTGTGCTGGACGCTGTTGGCACGGATGCCCCAACACGCCGAATCACGCGCAAAATTGTGGGCAGCATCCCTACGACTTCCAATGTCCGACTGCAGTGACCTACTGGGACTGCGTTACGAGCTTGGGGCGGACGGTAGCGACGGTGCGATTGACTGCATCCATCTGGTGTATGAGGCGCATAAACGCTTTGGCATCTGCGACCCACCGTTCAACGATGCCTGGTACAACTCAGATTTTCGGTTTATTGCGCGGGATCTATTGTGTTGGGGTAATCGTATTGCCGCCCCCGCCTATGATGGCGACGTGGTTTTGCTTTCGCAGGATCGGTCGTTTTGCGTGACATGGAAAAGCGGAATCCTGTATATCAACTGGTACATCAACAAGGTGGCATGGCTGCCGCTGGACAAATTATCCGAATCCCACTGCTGCCATACGAGCGGCAACTCATCGAAGTTCTGGGCATTTCGCGGGAGGAGTACGAGCAATTTTCAGTTGAAGTAGCACGGCGCAGCAAGGAACGCCCCGCCGCCTACGACCATATTCCAGATATTCAAGCTGCTGCTCCAATAATTGCTGCTGCTGCCTATTTAGCCTCATCAGGTTCTGGTGCTTTTTTAGCCGGTGCTGGTGCTGGTGCTGGAGCAGCCAAAGGCGCAGCACTAACTACAGCAGCAATCAGCCTCGCCGTAGGCACAGCAGTTAGCGCAGTAGCTTATCTATTGCTACCCAAGCCCAAGCCGTTTACCGCCGCTAATCAAAGTTTTGGTGGTCAACAAATTGCACTCGAAAGTGTTACTGGACAAGAGCGTTTTGCGCCCACGTTTGGATTTGACTCCCAGCAATCTCTAGCCACCTATGGCACACCAATCCCACTGGTATTTACCGATGGCGGACTGCTGATCTCGCCGCTACTTGTCTGGAGCCGTGTCATCAGTCGTGGCAATTACCAGATTGCAGAGATGCAGTTTTTGGTGGGTCAAGGTCCGCTGCCCATCCGCACGGACTGGTCTGGAGCTGGAGGTAAATATGGAAATATCTTTTTAGGAAGCAATAAAATCGATACAAGTTCTATTGAAGACTTTGCTTTTTATTTTCGAGATGGCAACGCAAACGACAATCGTTTTGGTCGTGAACATCTAAAAGCTGGTAAACTTAACGCTACTGTACCGCTAGCTTTTACAGCACCAACAGCAGTTGGTAGTGATGTTTTTGCTTTTAGTTCATCTTTTACACCAAGTAGCCAGGCTCAATTTGGTGTTTATGGTGGCATCCCTAATGCGACTAATCTGCGGCTCAACTGGCAAGTAATTTCACAGGACACAAAAAGCAGTCCAACAGAACGAGATTATAGTCCTCTAGACATAAGAAACTGGATTGCAGGACCCCATGAAGATCACGAAAAAATGATCGCAGCCGGCATGTCTGGCACGGGCACAAATTACGCACGTCGTGTTGGGATCATTAAAACCGAGTTGGCAGTAGAAAAAGAACAGATCAAAGGTAACTATGCAAAACTTGACGCAGATTTAATTAAAGCACGGATTTTTACAGGTCAAGCAGGTGATGATGGCGTAGGCACAAAAATTACTATTGTCATCGGAGATGGTATTCAAAGTGAACAATTCGGCAGTATCAACTGGAGCAAAGTAGACCCTTATGCTGCTAATCAAGGCAAAGATATTAAAAATATTCTTGAAAGCGAGCACGCTACACACGATGACGCCATGCAGGTCGGTGAGCAGTTTTTGATTGGCACAGGCATATGGATGGTTACTGGCAAGACGGGTATTTGGGAAAAGAAGAAAACTCCTAGAATTGAAGTTACATTACGTTGCATTAAACGCCTTAGTGGATTTGCAGCAACAGGTGGAATAGAGCCCGTTACTTTCGGCATGGCTTCACGAGATGCAATCAATGAGACAACAGCACCCTATGTTGGGACAACAGATGATGATGGCAATGCATCATTTATAAAAGCTCCCCCTTACGCGGCAGCAACATATACTACGAAAGATCGAATTATTGACGAAGCCTTTTTCCCAATTTGCAAGGTATCTGTAGCCACGGTACAAAATACTCGACCCTGCGATGTGACTGAAATTGGCTTGAAATCACAAGTATGGTTGCGTTTCAATAATCTGTGTAATTTCTCTACAATTCCATCGCCAGAACAGCTACGCAAGGCTGATGGCAATCGAACAATGTATCAGACAGGCACAATGAATAAATACGCCTGTCGCGTCAGCCTATTCTCACTAGATATACGCAAAGCAAGTTCCACTTCAGAAACAGACTGGACACCTTCTGGCGAAACTTTTGCCATCAAAGGCGAAACTCCGACTGACATGTTTAATTACATTCGCATTTATCACGGCGCTACAAGTGCTTTAGAGTTTCGTTTGCGTCCACGCACCAGTGCAGAAGCTGTTTATATTATCAAAAACCCAGACTGGGAAGTGATCCTATTAGATGCAGGTAAAGATAATTATGTTGACTGGTCTAGATTTATTGCCGGTCAAACAATGTCTTTTAGGGTCAACGGTAAAAGGGTTTACATTAAAGAGCTTTGGGGTCTCAGCGAAATGGGATCTCCTTATCTTGCTGTTGAGCGCACGCCTACTACCGAGCCTAAAACCGTTATTTTTGATAAGTATCAATTTCGCTCCAGCAGCCCGGGTTATTCCGATAAGCGACCAACTGAAGAAGACATCAGTAAAGCGTGGCAATTTATGCTTGCCTATCGCCCAAGCCCTGAATATCTAGATTTTCCATCAACACCCGATAAATGGCGTAAGCCATCCAAAAATACAGCTATTGAATCAACATCTCCGCCGGTACTTGATATAACAACTGGCGAAGGCAAAGATATTTTTAATGCTTACGATCCAACTAAACTTCGTCTGGGTACAGAATATAAGGTAGTTGAAGCCTTCAAGCCAACAGCATCAAACACTGTTGTGTTTGAATTTACAGTAAGAGTAGCAGAGCCAGCGACTGGTAGCGGTCCTTCTACTTACCACTGGATCTTAGTAAACACGCGCATTAGAAGTGCAGGTACAGGCTGGAAGATTGGCGATCCAATTCCCAAAGGTTTAATCCAGGGATATTTTACGGGCGCCAAGATTTTTGAAGCAGTATTCCGCGTTGATTCTGTAAAGGAAACTGACGTAGTACCGCCCGTGACTAAAACTCGCGTTTTTGGCAAGTACACTGCCATCGCAGAAGTAAGCCAATATCCCAACGAAATTCAGCGCAGTTGTGATAACGGTCCCGAGCATCAAATCGTTTATATCAACGAATCATTAAAAGATGCCACGGAGGCGAAGTATCCCCGCTGTGCGATGGCAGGTTTACGCCTGCGCTCGGGTCGTAGTTATAACAGCCTGGATCAGTTGCGCTTTTACGCGACAAAGGGCTTGCAAATCCCAACGCTGCCACTAGGCACCAGTAGCAAGCCGGTTGCAACGTCAAAATACTTTTCTGATATCGCCCACTACTTATTGACAAATACTGAAACTGGTGCGGGTGTATTGGCTGACGGCTTAGTAGACGAGGATCAACTCAGAATATGCCGTAAATTCTTGGAGACAAATAAATTTCATTACAACGATGCAATCACTGAAGCAGTCAACATTCGTTCATTTATCGGACAAATTGCTCCATCCATGCTGTGCTCAGTGGTAGTGCGTAACGGTAGATTTTCAGTTGAACCAGCCGTGCCTTTTAATAAAGTTGGTGGCGAAATTAGCGTAGGTGAAAAAGTGCCGATTAGCGCCATGTTTACTTCAGGTAACATTATTGAAGATACTTTTACAGTTGAATATTTAGGTGCGGAAGAGCGCAAAGATTTTACCGCTGTTATTCGCTGGCGCGAACATAAGGAAAACGAGTTTCCAGTATCTAGAACAGTTCTAGGGCATTATTCCGATATAACAGAAGAAACGCAAAGACCAATCGAAGAGTTTGATTTACGCTGGATTGACAATGAAGCGCACGCCCTAAAAGCAACTAAATATTTTCTGGCGATTCGCCGATTAGTAACACATGTTGTTAAATTCAAAACCACACCACTCGCTAGTGTGCTCAATCCAGGCAGTTTTATCATTGTTAGTACCGACAGCAATCCTTACACCCCAGCCAATAACGGTGTAGTTCTGGACGATGGCACGGTTGTCAGTGCCATTCCACTCACAGCTAGTGCTACAGCACTGAATATATACTTCTGGGAGCGCGGCGGTGAAGAAGTGCGAGAAGGCTCAATGGTGGTTGACGCTGACGCTGAAACTGGAACACTCAGAACCAAAGAGCCTCGTGGAGTAATCTTTGCAGTCAAAACGATCGGAACGCGAGATAACTGCTATATGGTGGAGTCGATTACGCTAGATGAGGACGGCATGGTTGACGTGACAGCTACCCACTTCCCACTCGATAACGATGGCAAGAGTTTGATTGCCCGCGATATTGTGGATGTGACGGGTGCTTACATCAAAACTGAGACGCTCTGATGGCTGATTTTCCCTCTATCGTACCTACAAGCCGTAGTTTCCAGCCCGGAGACTGGCCTATTAAACGCTTTACATCTCAGAACGGCTCTGAAGTTCGTATTTTGCGTGGCAACAGTCGCGTCAATAGCCAACTGGAATTGGGCTACGATAATATTTCGGACACTGAAGCAAACAAGTTTCTTACCCATTACCGCGAAGTCCAAGGCACGTTCAAGACTTGGTATTTCCCGCCAGCGGCGCCATCTGACAAAACATTTGTCGCGGCATTCAAAGGCTGGGGCGGTTCTTCTACGGCTGAACTGGAAACATCACCGTGGGGAATGGCGTGGCGCTATGCCGAACCGCCGCAAGTTACACAAGTCAAGCGTGGCATCAGCAATGTCCGCCTGCGTCTGATTGGCGTACTGCGCGATGCAACCACAATTACAAGTGCGGCATCCGTTGCCCCAATCCCGCCCGCACCAGCCCCCGTGCCGCGCTTTACTGATTTTTACGGTATCGGATGGGCTGATTCACCAAGCATAAAAGACGTTGCATGGGATAAAGCCGATTCACCATTTAACAATTTTGCAGCGCGTAAATCTGTTAGTAGTGCATATAAGTTTGACGGTGGCAAGAATACATCACCAGGATTGCTATGGCGGATTGAAGGTTTTGCCGCTTTGCCGTCTAAATTTGAAATTATTTGCGTAGATAAAACACGTTCTGGCGCAAGCAAAATTAAATCTCCATATAAAGCGGACGGTATTGATGACTTCAAAGATAAATATTTACATTGGTTTATTAGCGGTCCTGAATCTACCGTCTCTAGTAGTGGCGGAACTGGTGCTACTGGTGATCCTAAAGTCTACAAAATTTTTAATCTGAGTGATAAAGCGCCGGATGCATTACCGGCAAGTTGGTCCGCTTCATCTCTTGGGTCATCCGAGGACAGCAAAAAAAGTTCCACCTCAGGCTGGCTTGGACCTTATCAACCACTTGCAGACGATCCAGTCCGGCATCTGTATTACTTCATAATTACGGCGCTGGATGCCTCTGATAAAGTATTAGCCCAAAAGATCGCCACCTCATACGGTACGTGGAAATTTTAACGGCTAAACTGACACCTAGGAGGCTGGCGCCATGACCGCAAAAGTTTTTAGTGGCAAGGATGGCCAATTGTTGGTCGGTGATGTGCCTATTGGTAAAGTCGTTGACTGGAGCTTTGAAGGTCAGAACGAAACTCTTGAAACTACGACGTTAGGCGATTACGAGCGCCTTTATATCTGCGGATTAAAAGGCTACAGCGGAAGCGCAACACTATTGTATTACAAAGACGATGGCGGCAGTTTCAACGTCAAGCCTCTTTTAACTGCTGCTATTGAAGGTAAAAATATTGACTTCAAATTGCGCCTTGCGGATATTACAAACAGGGAAATATCTTTTACCGCGTTAATTACGTCTTATGGCACTGGCGTTAGCGTTGGCGAAGTGGTACGAATGCAGTTCAGCTTTACTGCCACTGGCAAAACCACCTTCAGCTTGGCGCCGACATAATGGCTGTTTATCTCGGCTATAACGGATTTATCTCGCTGATTCGCAAGAGCATCGGCGGCCCGCAAACTTTTATCGTCCAACCATCAGAAATTAACGCTGACGCCAAACGTTTTCGCCTCAGCCTCAGCAATGGCACCGACGTAACAAATACCTATTTTACCGGCGATTATTTAACTTTTACCCGTGATTCAGGCAACCTTGATTTCATCGATCCAACCGGCTTTGGCGACAGCATTAAGTCAAAACAAGGCGCGTGGTACATCCACGTTGATGAACTAGGCGGGATTCGTTTATATAGCAGTTTGGCTGGCGCATTGGCTGGCACCCAAGCCGCTGCTATTGCACTCGATCCACTCAAAGCATTATTTCAAACCAGCGACGTAAATACCAGCACCGAAACGATTACTGTTGCCGCCGGTTTAGGTCTTGTTGTTAATGCAAAGATTAAATTTCGCGTTACGACAGTCGGCACTGGTGCGCCTTCCGGGACATTGCCCGCACCACTCGTCGAAAGTACCGAGTACGCAGTCGCCAGTTACAACATCTCCACTGGTGCGTTGACCGTCAAGGACACCGCCGGCGCAGCAGTAAATCTCACCACGACTGGAACACTGGCGGGCGACAACCGCTTTGAGGTGTATCAAACCAGCAACTTCACCGTCAACACTGAACTCAAAAACAACCCCTACCGCGTACTTGCGAAGACTCTTAACTGGGAACTCAATACAAATCGTGAGGTTGTTGATGTTACTGTCCTTAGTGATCAATTCCGCAACCAATACAGCGGGTTAATTAGTGGTAGCGGCAATCTTTCCGCCATCTGGTGCTTCAATTTAGACGATGAAATACAAGGCGAGTATAGTCATTACTTGTTGCAACTAATTAACCGCACAGAAATCGGCAGCGAGTTTGGTGCCCGTTTATTTCTCAAAACAGAAAATACTGGACACGGTGCAGCAGCCGAAACCGAGCTGTATTACGCCTTTGATGGTGTAATTACTGGTGCTGGCGTGCAGATGAATCCCGACAATGCTGTAACAGTAAGCGTCGATTTTGTGACAACAAGCCCGATCCAGCTTCGTTTGCCGACGCCAAGTGACGAACTACTCGTCGCCGCTGGTGAAGCACTGTTGCTAGATGCTGGCGGCGATAAACTTGACCTATAGGGGATTTTTAAGGCCATGTCCGACAAACGCATACCCGACCTAAACGCACTCGTCCAAGCGGATATTGCGTCGGCTGATCTGGCACTGCTGTGGGACGTTAGCGCGTCCGAATCCAAGAAAACCACCGTTACAGAACTGATTAACGCCGGTCTTGCCCTTGTGGCTGACGGCACGATCCCAAGCGGCAAGATCCTGTTCGCTGCTGGCGCAATCGTCACCGCCTCCATTGCGGACAGTGGTGTCACTACAGCCAAACTTGCTGGCGATGCTGTCACCGCCGTAAAACTGGCAGACAACAGTGCCGTCGTTATTAGCGCCACGGTTCCGGCTAGCGGCGACTTCATCGGTCAAATCTGCATTGATACCGATACGCAAACCGCTCAGTATTGGAACGGCAGTGCGTGGACTGACTTTGCCGGCGCCGATGCGATCACCACAATCACAGGCGCCACCAGTGAAATCGTCAATATCACCGCAACTCCAAGCGGTAACACCGTTGCCTTAGCCACCACGCTGGATAACACCAGTGCTGCCAACCAATTCCTTGCCGGTCCAACCGGAGGCGCTGGCGCACCAACTTACCGCGTGATTGCCAGCAGCGACATGCCGGCGTCTACCACGTCTGCCCGTGGTGCGGTCCAAGTCAATGGACAAGGGCTGCGAATGAACAGCAGCATCATCGAAATTGATAACGATGTAACTGCCGTCACGGATCTGGCTACTGGCGCCAAGGTCATCACGTACAACGCCAAGGGTCTAGTAACCGGCAGTCGTGCGTTAGTTGCTGGCGATTACCCAATCGCTACCAGCTCCGTGATCGGCATGATCCGCCCCGGAACAGGTTTAGTGGTTGATGGCAGCGGAACGCTAGACCACAGCAATACCGCAACCGCCGGCACATATACCAAAGTTACGATTGACTCGCAAGGTCATATCACTACCGGCACTTCACTGGCTGGTGGCGACATACCCAACCATTCTGCCGCCGTGCTTAGCAGTGGCACATTAGACATTGCCCGTATAGCCAATAATTCTGTCACAGGCATAAAGCTGGCACATAGCTCCACTGCACTGTTTGGCGACACGCAACCAACCGCTGAATATACTGGTCAGCTTTATTTTAATTCGTTGTCTCGTGATATTTACATCTGGGATAGCAACGTTTGGCAGCCCATTGGTATCTCAGTGGGTGAAATTGTTTTTTCTGGAACTTACGACGCAAACACTAACCTTGTTGCCAGTGTTACTAGCGATGGTTCAGCAGTAGGTCTGGTAGTAGGTTCACCACTACCCGCTGCGTCCGCCGCAAATAGTCGTTATTACTTAGTGGTTGCTGAAGCTGGTACTGGCACGGCACCGGCACCAACGGTTGCACTGAGTCCGCCGGACATCATCTTGTCGAACGGCTCGGCGTGGACTGAGATTGACGTTTCGCAGACGATTACTGCACAGGTTGCTAGCAACGTTTCCGTCACACCCGTCGGGGACATCAGCGCAACTAATGTTCAGGCCGCACTAC